CCTGACAGATGTTTAAGTTTTCAAATGATATTTACTGGTTGTGAGTCAGACTTTGATGAAAGTCAAAACATCAACGGTGGTGCTATGTGGGCAAGGATGCCTATCACAGCTCTCGTTGCGGACACACCATTAGAAGAATGGCCAGAGCCTATGCCTGTGCATTTAGTACAACCTTGGGATTGTAGCTCACACTATCATTCAGTTATCAAATTTGACAGAACCAGTTCTAGTCCTTGGAAATGTAAGATAGATGGCGAATTTTATACAGGTAAATATTTGTTTACCGTTGATTATACAGAATCTGATATTGCTGACGATCCTGCACAACACAAACAAAGTCATGTTATTGAATTAACAGATGCTGGTAAATGGACTGGAAATATAGTAGCATTACCTAATAATAGAGTTCGTGCAACTAGCCCTGCATTATGGGAAACAGGACAAGGTGCCCCTGATTTTAAACCAAGTCAGTGGATTCATAATGCAGAATGTGATAATAGTTATATGGACCCGAAGGTGACGTTTGATAACTTATATAAGGATTAGATATGGCAACTTCCTCATCAACCGATTTTGAATTAGATGTAGCAGAATATATTGAGGAAGCGTATGAAAGATGCGGCCTTGAAGTAAGAACAGGCTATGATCTGACAAGTGCTAGACGATCTTTAAATATTATGTTAGCTGAATGGGCTAACCGTGGTTTAAACCAATGGACTATTGAGCAAAGAACACAGACTGTCACAGCTGCTGACACTGAGTACTCTTTAGGCACAGATGTGATTGATATATTATCAGCAGTTGTTCGCAGAGACGGTGTAGACTTTGCTATAAGTAGAATAAGTAGGGATAGCTATCTTGCTATACCTAACAAAACCAGCACCGGCAGAACAACACAGTTTTTTCTTGATAGACAAATTACACCTAATTTGAAGATATGGCCTGCTCCAGAGAACAGCACAGATGTAATACGTTATGACGCGCTTACAAGAATACAAGATGCTGATGCAGCAGTTAATACTTTAGAAATACCATTTAGATTTTATCCGTGTTTGACAGCAGGATTAGCTTATTATTTATCTTTGAAAAAAAACCCACAGCTTACACAAATGTTAAAAGTTGTGTATGAAGAAGAGTTTGAAAGAGCTATGGGCGAAGACAGAGATAGATCTAGTTTTACTGTTACACCACAATATGCTTATTTTAGGAGTAATTAATGGGTAGGTTTGCGACAGGTAAATTTGCAAAGGGTGTCTCAGATAGATCTGGTATGGTGTATAACCTTCGACAAATGAAACTTGAGTGGAACGGATCTCTAGTTGGTCCAGACGAATTTGAAAGAAAACACCCACAACTGGGTCCTTTTAATGTACCTGTTGACGGTCAAGCTGTAAAAAATGCAAGACCAGCACGAACAGAGAACCCTGTAGAAAGACTTTTATTGCCGGATTCTTTTTTGTCTGGATCGTCAGGATCGGCTGTAATCACGGTGACAGAAGCTAGTCACGGTAGAAGCACTAACGATACAGTGAGGTTTAAAAAAGCGAAAGGTTTTGATGGTTTTACATCAGATGTTATAAATAAAAATGACGGATACTCAATAACAGTTGTAACTACAGATACTTATACATTTACTGCATCTAGTGGTACGGCTACAACAGGAGGCTTGTTCGGTGGTGGTAATGACGCTACGGCTGGACCAGTTACGGTGACACCATGAGCTTTACTTTTGCAACACTTAAAACCGCTATTCAGGATTACACAGATAATAGTGAAACTACTTTTGTAAATAATTTAAATAACTTTATTAAGGCAGCAGAAGAAAAAATATTTAAAAGCGTAGATTTAGATTTGTTTAGAAAAAACGTAACCAGTGCTTTTACAGCGTCAGATGCCTTTCTAACAGTCCCTGCCGATTATCTTGCATCCTTTTCTTTGCAAATCACAACATCTGGATCTGAAAGTTTTTTACTACAAAAAGATGTAAATTACTTGAGAGAATATACACCAGCTGCCACAACCACGGGACTACCAAAATATTACGCTAGGTTTGATACTGACAATTTTATTGTAGCACCTACGCCTAATAGTAATTACACATTAGAACTTCACTATTACTATCGTCCAGCTAGTTTGACTGCCGGAGCTGACAGTGGTACTACTTGGATTAGTACAAACGCACCTTTTGCTTTACTTTACGGCTCCCTCGTTGAGGCTTATAGTTTTATGAAAGGTGAGCCTGACGTAGTACAAAACTATAATAATCTGTATTTGCAGTATATGGAAAGACTAAAAGATTTAGGAGAAGCAAGAGAAAATACAGATGGATATAGAGTTGGTTTACCGTCAAGGCCAAGAACATAGGAGTAGAAAATGGCAACAGCAAATGCAGCAACCACCTTCTTAGAAAACAGACTTCTAAGTTTAATTTTTAAAAACAATGCAGCGTCATTTAGTTCACCCGGTGATGGTATTTATGTCGGGTTGGCGACAGCGGTATCTAATTTTAATGACTCAACGGGTGAATCTGGAGACCCTACAATAACAGAAGCTACGTTTACAAACTATGCAAGGCAGCAAGTTGCAGCTTCTGGTTGGACATTGACCGCAGAATCTGCTGATACACAAAGTTGCACAAACGCGTCAAATATAGAATTTCCGGCGTCTGGTGGAACTAATAATACAATCACACATGTGTTTGTAACAACAGCAGCCAGTGCTAGTTTAGATGTAGTTGGCTCTGGTGGTAATGTATTATTTATAGGAGCATTGGATGCAAGTAAAGCAATAGCAAGCGGTGATATATTTAGAATCAATGCAGGTAACTTAACAATAGAGTTGAAGTAATGGCTTTAGTAATAAATGATAGAGTAAAAGAAACCACAACTACAACTGGCACTGGAACACTTACATTAGGTGGTGCAGTCACAGGGTTTGAGACTTTTGGTGCTGGTGTTGGTAATTCTAACACAACATATTATGCAGTTACTCTTCCGGGATCATCAGAGTTTGAAGTTGGTCTAGGCACATTAAGTAGTGATTCTAGCACCATAGCTAGAACCACAGTTATTAGCAGTTCAAATAGTGATAACGCAGTCAACTTCAGTTCTGGTACAAAGACAATATTTTGTACAATACCTGCATCTAAGTCAGTGTTTTTAGATGCTAGTGGTAACGCAACATTAGGTGCAGACCTATCAATAGGTGATGATCTGACAGTTAATGGTGGTGTGATTGAACTAAAAAATACTGGAGCACAATCAGAGCTTAGAATGTATTGTGAAAGTTCTAATGCACATTATGCAGCTTTAAAAGCACCAGCACATTCTGACTTTGCTGGTAATACAACATTAACATTACCAGCCACTACTGATGTTATAGTTGGTAGAGCAACTACAGACACATTAACAAATAAAACTATAGATGCTTCACAGTTGTCTGGAACTGTGGCAAATGCAAGATTAGACGCAGAGCTACAAGCATTAGCTGGTTTAACATCAGCAGCAGACAAAGGTATACAGTTTACTGGATCTGGCACTGCTGGTACTTACGATTTAACTTCTGCTGGTAAGGCATTGCTTGATGATGCAGATGCCGCTGCTCAAAGAACAACATTAGGGTTAGGAACAGCCGCAGTTGCAGCCACTGGTATATCAAATACGAATGTGCCAGTGTTTACATCAGGTGTAGCCGACAATGATTTCTTGCGTGTAGATGGAACATCGATAGAGGGCAGAAGTGCCTCTGAAGTACTAAGTGATATTGGCGGTCAAGCCTCATTAACTTTTGGTATATCAAACACAAACGCAGTGAAGATAGATAGTTCTAGTGTAGCAGATGATGAGTTTGCAAGATTTACTGCAAATGGATTAGAGAGCAGAAGTGCATCAGAGGTACTATCTGACATAGGTGCAACAAGTGCTACAGATGCAGCGAATGAGGCAACAGCATTAGCAATAGCGTTAGGATGATAACATGGCAAATACTTTTAAATTATCAAGCAAGGCAGGAGTGACGAGTGCAGATGTAATCTACACAGTAGCTAGTAGCACAACTACGATAATACTGGGTTTGATATTAGGAAACACAACAACAAGTCAAGTTACTGCAACTGTAACATTAACATCAGATACTGGTAATAGAACAAATGCTAATGATGAAGTAAACCAAACAGTTGAGCTTATTACTAATGCACCCATACCAGCAGGATCATCA